ATCCCCAAAAACACCCTGGTCAAAGTGCGTTTGAGCCTCAAACCCGGTGGCTTTGATGCACCGGAACAGGGCTGGACAGGCGGCTGGGCCACCCAGTCGGATCAGACCGGCAGTGTCTACCTGAATGCCGAATTCGTGGTGCTGGCCGGGCCTTATGCCAAACGCAAGCTCTGGAGCCTGATTGGCCTGTATTCGCCCAAAGGCGATGAGTGGATTCAGATGGGTCGCAGCTTCATCCGCGCTGCCCTCAATTCAGCCCGTGGCATTGACCCCAGAGACGCCAGCGATGCCGCACGTCAGGGGCGCTGCATTGCCAGCTTCGGCGATCTGGACGGCCTGGAGTTTGCCGCCCGCGTGGACATTGAGAAGGACAGCCGGGGCGATGACCGCAACACCATCCGCCAGGCCATTGAGCCGGGTCACAAGGACTATGCCGCGCTGATGGCAGGCACTGCCGTTGCCGCTGCACCAGTCGCTGCTACTCACCCTGCAGCAACAGCCGCAAAAGCGGTACCGACACCCACATGGGCGCGCCCGACCCACACGGCAGCTGCACCTGCTACTGCTACAGCCGCAACCCGTCCTCATTCCACAACGTCTGCCACGCCCGCAGGCATGGGCAAACCAGCCTGGGCGCAGTAAGGAGCAACCCATGAGGAGTTTCCACCATGAAATGTTGGGTCTGCAGCCGCGAGGCACGCGGCTATGGCCACAGCGATGGCCGATTCAAAGCTGGCGATCCACGACGCTATGTCTTGGATTGGGTGTTTTGCTCTCGGCACTGTCAGGATGTGTTCCACCGGATGGTCAGCCAGTGGGAGCAGGCGCTGCGCTACGGGGAGGAATTCCCCATGCCTGACTTCACCGCGATTGAACGCACGGCCATGCGCACCTGCCTCAAGCCCTTCGGCGCGGTGGCAGAAGCGGTTGGTTTTGACATGCCGCTCGGCTCCTACAGCGAGCAACAAGCTCTGCAGGTGATTGAAGCCATCGTATCCGCCTGGACACAGGCCATGGCCGCGCACCACGAGCAGACCTTGACACCGCCCGTGCGCGGGCTGGACACACCAGTACGCGATCCATTGCGCGACCCCTTGCGTCCTGCAAGGTCTGCATCAGTACACACCACCGTCGCGCCAACCATGCTTCAAACCACCGGCAGTGGCTTTGAGGACATGGATGACGACATCCCGTTTTGAACAAGAAAGGAGTTTGTGATGCTCGATTTCAATCACAGACTGAAGGTGCATGAGCAGGTGGAAAGCCTGATCGATGCAGCCCTGCTGGCCGAGCGCGCAGCACAGCCACCCCGGAATTACCTCGGTGCCTCACGCCTCGGGGTGGCGTGCGAGCGTGCCCTGCAGTACGAATACGCCGGTGCGCCGGTGGATGAGGACAAAGCATTCGATGGCCGGCGCCTGCGCATCTTTGAAGTGGGCCACACGTTCGAGGATCTGGCCATTCGCTGGTTGCGGCTGGCGGGCTTTGACTTGCGCACCACCGCTGCCGATGGCCAGCAATTCGGTTTTGCGGTGGCCGATGGCCGCATTGCTGGTCATTGCGACGGGATCATCGTCCATGGGCCTGCCGAACTGGGATGGTCGTATCCCATGCTGTGGGAGTGCAAATCCATGGCGGACAAGCCCTGGCGCGATTGCGTCAAGCGCGGTGTCACGCTGTCCAAACCGGTCTATGCCGCGCAGATGGCGCTGTACCAGGCCTATCTGCACGACGGCGGCAAAGCGCTGATGCCAGGTGGCCAGACCGCAGAAGGCATCGGGCTGGCCGATCACCCAGCGCTGTTCACCGCCATCAACAAGGACACGCAGGCCATCTGGTGCGAACTGGTGCCCTTTGACGGGGCGCTGGCCCAGCGCATGAGCGACCGTGGGGTGCGCGTGGTGCGCGCCACCGAAGCCGGGGAGTTGCTGCCACGCGGGTTTTCGCAGGATACCCATGTGGAATGCCGCATGTGCAACTACAGCATGCGTTGCTGGTCGCAAGGGGGTGTGGCATGACCGTCCTAACCGCATCGCCAACCGCATCGCCAGCCGTAGCCCCAACCGCAGATCTGCCGCTGAAACCCGTGGTCAGCATCGGTGCCATCCACCGTGTGTTGATGCGCCACGCCCAGGGCACAGAACCCGAAAAAGCCCTCGGCGTTGCCGTCCTCACATTGGCCATTGCGGACTGCCGTGGTGGCTTGCGGCTGAGCCCACCCCCTCCAACCCGAACCCGCCTGTCGCAGCACCAGGCCCAAATCCGACGCCGTCGCCTGGAGGCCTGGGTGTTCATGCACGGCGAGGGACTGCGTGCATGGGCAGGTCTGCTGGGTCTGAATGCGTCATTCGTTCGCGATCTGGCCATCAAGACGGGGTATTTGCAACCCTGCGATGCCAAGGATCTGGCGATATTGCAGCAGGAACTGGCCGGATGGTCGAGGGCGTATCGGGAACGCTGGAAGGGAGGTTCCGATGCTGGACTTCAATGACACATCACGCGTTGCCTTATCGGATGCCGATCAGCGACGTGATGGGTTGCGTGCGGATTTGCTGTCCCGCCTCGAGTTGGTACTGACCAGTCTGTTTCCGGCAGGCAAGAAGCGTCGAGGCAAATTCCTCATCGGCGATGTGCTGGGCAGTCCCGGTGACAGCCTCGAAGTGGTGCTCGACGGTGACAAGGCCGGGCTGTGGACGGACCGTGCCACTGGCCAGGGGGGCGACATTTTTGATCTGCTGGCGGCGCATTTTGGTTTGTCGGTGAGAACGCAGTTTGCCCAGCTGCTGGAGCAGGCTGCATCCTTACTGGGACGGGTTCCAGTGGGTGTTCCACGCAAGCCGCGCAAAGAATGCGCAGTCGACGACCTTGGCCCCGCCACCGCCAAGTGGGACTATCTGGATGCTTCAGGCAAGCTGATCGCCTGCGTCTACCGTTACGACCCGGTGGGGCCCAGCGGGGTCGCGCGCAAGGAGTTCCGCCCCTGGGATGCCAAACGCCGCAGGATGGCCCCGCCGGAACCACGCCCGCTCTACAACCAGCCAGGCATGAGCAGTGCCGCGCAGGTGGTGTTGGTCGAGGGAGAAAAATGCGCGCAGGCACTGATGGATGCCGGCGTCGTGGCCACCACGGCCATGCACGGCGCCCATGCCCCAGTGGACAAGACCGATTGGTCACCCCTGGCAGGCAAAGCCGTGCTGATTTGGCCCGACAAAGACAAGCCAGGCTGGGACTACGCCATGACAGCGGCGCAGGCCAGTCTGGCTGCCGGTGCTCTGTCCTGTGACTTGCTTCTGCCCCCCGAAGACAAAGGCGATGGCTGGGATGCTGCAGATGCATTGGCTGAGGGCTTCGATGTCCAGGCCTTCATTGCCTCCGGCCCACGCATGTGCATCAAGCCGGCACAAGCCTTGCCCGCGCAGCAGGACTCGGTATGGGCCACCGATGATGCGCTGGCTTTGTCTTTCACCGCGCGTTACGCCCAGGACTGGCGCTATGTCGCCGCCTGGGGCAAGTGGCTGCTCTGGACGGGCGTGCGCTGGCAGGCCGATGAGACGCTGCTGGCGCAGCACCTGATCCGCACCATTTGTCGGGAATCGGCCATCAAGGCAGACACGCACCGGTTGGCCGCCCGACTGGCCGCATCGAACACCGTCGGCGGCGTAGAACGGCTGGCGCGCACAGACCGCATCCATGCCTCAGTGGCCGAAGAATGGGATGCGGACATCTGGGCGCTGAATACGCCATCGGGTGTGGTGAACCTGCAGACGGGGCACATGCGCGCCCATTCGCGCGATGACCGCATGACCAAACTGGCCATGGCATCGCCTGCAGGCAAGCCCAGCGATTGCCCACGCTGGCTGGCTTTTCTGTCGGATGTGACGGGAGGTGATGGCGGCTTGCAAGCCTATCTGCAGCGGGTGGTGGGTTACTGCCTGACCGGCGCGACCAGTGCCCATGCGCTATTTTTTCTGTATGGCACAGGGGCCAATGGCAAGTCGGTGTTCGTCAATGTCATCGCCACGCTGCTGGGCGACTACGCGGCCAATGCGCCGATGGACACTTTCATGGAAGCTCGCGGCGACCGGCATCCGACCGATCTGGCGGGTTTGCGCGGCGCACGCTTTGTCTCCAGCATCGAAACCGAGCAGGGACGGCGCTGGAACGAGTCCAAGGTCAAGGCCATCACGGGTGGTGACAAGGTGTCGGCACGCTTCATGCGGCAGGACTTTTTTGAGTACACGCCGCAGTTCAAGCTGCTGATTGCCGGCAACCACAAACCCGCGATTCGCAATGTCGACGAGGCCATGAAACGCCGTCTGCACCTGATTCCGTTCACTGTCACGGTGCCGCCTGAACGGCGAGATGGACAACTCACCGAGAAGCTGCTGGCCGAACGCAACGCCATCATGGCCTGGGCGGTGCAAGGTTGCCTGGACTGGCAACGCCATGGCTTGCAGCCTCCGGCCTGCGTGGTGTCAGCCACCGAAGAGTATTTCGATGAGGAAGACGCCATAGGCGACTTTCTGGAAGACGAGGCGCAACGCCACCCGCAAGCCCGTGTGTCGGTCGCCGATGTGTTTGTTCGCTGGCAGGAATGGGCGGGACGGCGTGGCGAGTATGTGGGCACCAGCCGCTGGCTGGCGCAGCAACTGGCCAACCGTGGCTTTGCACGCACCCGTCTGCACGCAGGCGCGAAAGGGCTGCTCGGCCTCTCGCTCAAACCAAAAGACTACGGCAATCGCCTGCCTTATCGGGATGACTGATGACCCAAGGCCAACCCCAATCCCAATCCCACTCACCCACCTGGGTGACCGAAGGTGCCCAAGCCCGGGATTGTTCTCTTTACGCGCATACGCGCGCACGCGTAAGGGACTTTACCGGCTGATGGCCACCTTCGGTCACCACCCCACTGTTTTGGAGATTTGACATGCATGAATTTGAAGGCAAACACGCAATCCTGGCCCTGGATCTGGGCACACAAACCGGCTGGGCGCTGGCCCAGCAAAACACCATCCACAGCGGCACGCAGTGCTTCAAGCCGCAGCGTTACGAGGGCGGTGGCATGCGCTACCTGCGCTTCAAACGTTGGCTCACCGAACTGAAGGGCACAACCGAGAACCTTGACGAGGTGGTGTTTGAAGAGGTGCGCCGTCACGCTTCCACCGATTCCGCTCATGTCTATGGCGGACTGCTGGCCACGCTCACGGCGTGGTGTGAGCACCACCAGATTCCGTATCGCGGCATTCCGGTCGGCACCATCAAACGACACGTCACGGGCAAAGGCAATGCCAGCAAGGCGGAAGTGATTGCGGCTGTGCGCTCACGCGGCCATCACCCGGCAGATGACAACGAAGCGGATGCACTGGCATTGCTGCACACCGTGCTGGCACAAATGGCACAGGGAGGTGACGCATGAGGACGTTCACCAAACCCATACCCAAGCCAGCAGCACCAGCAAGGTCGTTGACACCCAGTCCACTCGGTCGCGCCCAGCCCGTGCAGATGGATGCCGAACAGGTCAAGCGCCAGGGCTGGCGTGAGCAGCACATTCTGGTGATTGCGCAGGATGATGCGCGGCTGGACTTCTTGGAACGTCAGTTGATTGCCAGCATTGGCGAGCGCTTGTATGGCGATCGGCAACCCAGCAAGGCTGGAGGTGTCCGATGAGTCGCACTCAATGCCAAGCCTCACGCAATATCCTGTGGACAGCAGATGAAGTGGCGCTGCGCTTCGAGGAGGCGGCAACCACCGGGCGGCGTCTGCCACCGGTGCGGGTGCAGGGCTATTTCAACACCTGGCCGACCATCGTGCGAGAGAGCTGGGAGGCGATGCGGGATGATGATCGTCCTGCTTGTTTCCCGCCAACACCCAAAGAGATCGACCGCATGCTGGAGGTGATGCAGTGGGTGCATTGCCTCGAGGTGGAA